GATGTGCTGCTCGATCTGAAGCAGGGCACCGAACGTCCGAAGGTGATCATCGCTGGTCGCAACCACTACCGCCTGTATCGTGCGGCAGTGCGTAGCAAGCTCACCATTCCGCTCACCAACACAAGTGCTGGCAAGCGTATGATGGACTTGGGCTTCGACGGCGTATCGCACAACGGCGTGCCGATCATCTACGATGAAAGCTGCCCCGTTGATCGTGCATTCTTCCTCAACGACACGTATCTGCGCTTGCACATTCTTGGTGACAACAACATGAAGAATGTTGACCTGACTGCACCGTGGACTATCGACGGCTATGGTCAGCGCGTCATCACGCAGTGTCAGTTCTGCACGTGGAAGCAGTATCGCACACACGCAGTAGTTAACGACTAGCCCTATATAGGAGCGTACAATGTCTGAAGCAGAACGCAACGTAGTGAGTTTCATGAACAAGCCGATGCAAGCTCTCTCGATGGACGAGCAACGCCGACCTGTTCCTGCTTACACAATTGAACCGATGAAGCGCAAGACTGTCGTCAATCGCACAGTCAAAGATGAAATCGGTTTCCGTGTAGTGCCAACTGACATCGAAGTTGACGGCTACATGGTTCGCACGTTGCGTGGTGATAGTGTGTTCGTAACACATGAAGACCTTGTACGCATGAAGCTGGACAAGAACCTAGTCCCGCTGCTGCTTGAAGGTGGCGATGATACGCCCGTTGGTATGCAGCAAGTTAGTGCTGCTGCAGCACTTAGCACGAAACAGAAAGCAGCGCTCGATGCAGTGACGAAGTTGCTCGAAACTGATCCGACACTTGTCGAGCGGTTGCTTGCTGAAAAGACACCTGAAGATAACGCAACTGAGCAAGAGGAATAAACACAATGACTGTACAAGTCGCACTTCCCGGTATGCGGCGTGTCAATCATCGCGTAGAAGGTTTGATGTACGCGGCTGACGTTGGTCCTGACGGCATTACTACTGCCGACATTCCTGCGCTTCCTGCTGCATCAGCTACAGCGATCTTGAACGCGCAATCAATTGCTACTGCTGGCAGCGCTGCGCCAGTAGCTTCGTTCAATCCTGCAACGACGATGGGCAGGTATGGTCGTAACTTGACTGTGGTTGCATCGGGTGCAGCTACATCTAACGTCACAGTCTATGGTTATGACTATCTCGGTCAGGCGTTGAAGGAAAGCTTCACACTCAATGGTGCTACACCTGTCGTAGGCAAAAAGATTTTCTACGACATCGCAAGCATCGCGTTTGGTGTGACTGCTGGTACTACAATCAACGTTGGTACTGGTGTGAAGCTCGGCTTGCCGTACAAAGCACTAGGCACAGTGTTGCTTAGCGAGTTGACAAGCGAGCTTACTCCCGGTGCTGGCGCGATTGTTCCCGGCGCACCGACACAAACGTTGACAAGTGAAGACCCACGCGGCAACTACCAACCGGCCAGCGCACCTGACGGCACTCGCACGTACAGGTTCACTTACATTGCTGACCGCAATCAACTGCATGGTGCCGCGCACGTAGTTGCGTAGTATACACTGTATAGCCTGTATGGCGGTGGCTGCGAAAGCATAAGTCCACCGCTATACTTTTATTGGGGGTGTATGGTGATTACATTCGGTGACATCGTTACTAAGACGTTGCAGCGTCTTGCACTGGTCGAAGGTCTTGACGCGCAGATATATGCTGAGCCGCGCATACAGCTTGCAGTTCAGCACAAGTTCGACCTCCTATTCCGCGAGTACTGGCATCCTGAATACACGACTATTCAGGAAGAACACACACTCGACGGCGTGACAGGTACGATCACTGACGACTTGTCAGCTAAGATCAAAGACTGGCGCGACATACACAGCATCTTTCATGAGTGGTCACACAAGCCTGTGCCGCTTGCACCTAAGAGCGTGCGCGATATTGACATCTCATATCCTAGCATCAGGCCATATGCGACCAATACAGCTAAGTGGTTCAAGATACTACCAGTGACTACAACTGGTAAAGTGTACGTAACATTCCGCACGAAGCCTGATGACTTTGAGAAAGACGACGACAAGATATACATGGACACGCAGCTATTGCTGCTAGGCACGTGTTGGGACGTACTTGAAGACGATGGCACCAATCCCGGTGCGAGTGACAAATTTCGCATTCTGTTTCAAGATGCATTAGCGCAGTTCAACAGACAACAATTCCACATACCGATCGACCTTGTTATGTCATCGCGCTCGACAGTTAATAGGTGGACGTAATGGTGCAGATGCTTACTAAGCTGAAGCCGTTAGGTAGGCCGAAGCAACCACGACCGACAGCGAAGCTGCACAATACAACTGTGCGCGACTTCGGTGGCGGCTTGAACGTCGTTGATAGCGAGCAAAATCTAACGAGCAAGTACGCACCTGTATTTGACAACATGGTGACGTACACAGATCGTCGCGTAGGTCCACGTATGGGCTACGAGATGTGGTTGAAACTTAAACAGGGAGTGGTGAGTAGCGGTGTCGCTAACCTGACGATTACTGCTACAAACCAATCCCGAAAGCTGGTGATCAATTGGAACGCTCATCCGTTCACTGCAGGCGCTACTCTTCAGCATGTAACATTCACAGGGTTTTCAGATACCCCCGGTGGTATATCAGGTATAACCGCCGACATGATGAACCGAACTCATGGTGTCATCTATATCAATGCAAATCAGTTCGCAATTGTGGTGAAAGGGGAAGCTACAGCTACAGGTACAAGTGGGTTACTGACTGTAGGGTTCGTGCGCGATACTCACATGCTTGGCGGTGAGCCTGTAGAGTGTAGGTATTTTAGCAACTACGTCATCCTGTGGTCGTCTATAGGTGAGATTATTGCAATCGACCGCAACAAGATTGCATCGCGCTTGTGGAGTAGCGCTATAGCAGCAGCACTCGTCAACTCGCCTATCGGCTGGTCACAGACTGATATGGTAGCGCAGGACATCTTCGGCAAGGAGCTATGTTGTAGCAACGGTTACGACAAGCCACTGTCAATTGACTTCACTCGTACAACTGGCGGCATCGTGCAGTATGTTGTCGATCCCGGCAACAGCTTCAGCAACGACAAGGTGCCAGCATTTGATGCATGCAAGTCAGCCTTTAGGTTCTTCACTATACACGACACACAGCCAACAACTATACCTACACATGTGACTGAAATACGTGTCGCTGCTAAAGACACACTAATGGTGTTCAGCGATGCACCTAGTGCTCAAGACGCAGTTGATATAGATATGTCAAAGATCACTGCATCTCCTGAGCAGACTATTCGTGGCTTCGCAATCATCAAGGATGCGCTGTTGATCATCTCGCCTACTGCTACATCAATGATGAAGCTAGGCATATACACGGACACAGGCAACCATGAACCACAACCCATCGACACACTTAATGGCTTCGGTAGCAATGCTCCCCGTAGTATCGTGGAGATTGGTAGTGATGTATTCATGGTTGACTTCAACGGTGTGCCTAGCGCAAAGCTATCAGGCGTTAGCAACGCTGTTGTCCCTGAACGAGTTAGCAACTACATCGAAACAATGATGAGCAAGCACATTGGTCGTCTGCGTAAAGACACCATGCGCTTGAACACGTTTGGGTTCTATGACGGCAAGAACAAATTTATACACTACTACATTCCGAAGTTCGACACGCAAGATGATCGCTGGCTTATCACTGATCCGTTCTACTTCGACAGTGAAATGGGCACTGATGCTCTACTCAAGAACACACTCATTGTACGTCACGACAGCCACCAACTCGAAGAAGGCGACTATGTAGTTGTATCTGGCGCGACTAGCTTTAGTACCATTGATGCTACAAATATCAACGGAACACGTAAAGTAGTGGGAGTGATCAATGAGAACTACGTCATCATCGGTATTGGTCAAGATGTACCTGCGGGCGTCGATGCTAGCGGCGGTGGTAGCAACGTGCATCTGCACGGTGTTAACACGAATATGATCGGTTATGTTTATCACTATGTACCTGTGTTGAAGTTGTTTGCTTGGAGCAGGTTTAAGACGCCAGATGGTATGACGTTCAAGTGTGGCTGCGGCACTATTGAAGGTCGCTCTTTCTTATTCACGCCTGACGGCTACATGATGCGCTACGGCAGCATGGATGCGCCTGTCTACGGCGATTGGCTGAATATGTATGACTTCCTCTCATGGACAAGTGGTCAAACATATCACGCTAACGAGCGCGTGTACGATAGTGTTGATGGGCTTGTGTACAAGTGTTTGAGTGATGTAACAACGACAGCAGGTAGCTTCGCTGCAGCGCGTCTGCTCGAACCGGATAGTTGGGAAGAGTACAAAGGTGACAACGTTAGCTTTCAGTGGGAGCTACCGTGGGCTGACTTCGGCAATAGACAGTTGACGAAGGCGCTGCGCTTTGTGCACGTTGATGCCAACGGTTTAGGTGAGTTCAACCTAGACATCTTCTCTGACAACATCTACAAAGATGCAAGCAATGGCAAGTTGATGCCAGCACGCACGCTTAGCTTCGTGCCTAATGAAGCTGGCGCGTATGGTGCAGGTCAGCAACTATACGGTGGTGGTCATCGCACACGTGAACAACGTTTGTGGCAGATGCCTACTAAGTTCAAGTTGATGAAAGCTCGCGTCTACGGATCAACGAATAAATCACTCTCAATTAGCGGACTTAGCTTCATGTATCAACGCGGCAGCATGGTGAGAGGCTAGATGTTCGCACTTGACAAACACGTGGAAGTATGCTATCTATACTTCATACAACAACAGATGGTGTGGCTGCATCGCCTCTTGCATGTAGGAGGCGATTAGATGGTTGCTAATATACGTGGCTATACTCCTACCTTCAATTTCAAACTGATCAACTTCGACACGCCACGTTGGCATACACTTGAGTATGCTAACTGGAATATGGTCGATACACTATTCGCGCAGATAGGCTTATCATCTATACGCGGTGAGTGGTTGAACTCTACAGCGTATAACGTTGGTGAGCGTGTCTTTGATGTTGAGACTAATGAAGTATATAAGTGCAACGTCGCACATACAAGCGCTGCAACTGGCACATTCGCACAAGACCGCGCAGCGCGTCCTACGTTTTGGGAAGCGCAGACTTCTGGCGTTCCTGTGTATCGTGGTGCATGGGCTAGTGGTGTCTTCTATGCGAAAGGTGACATTGTAAAGCTCAACAACTACGTCTATTACTTGTGCATCATTACGCACACATCAGGCGCTCCATTCGAGCCAACCTTTTGGACGTTAGTTTTCGACGCTACCGCTACTGTTGCAGATGCACAATCTGCTGCTGATGCCGCGCAAGTCAGTGCTGCCGAAGCTGACACATCTGCTGATGAAGCTGCTGCAAGTGCGGCTGCTGCACAAGTAGCTGAAGTCAAGTGGCTAGGTCCGTGGTCAAGCGCGACCGCTTACACGCCTAACGATGCTGTAGGCCACAACAATTCGTCGTACATCTCCAAGACAAACAACACCAACAAGCCTCCATCAACCAATCCTGCTGATTGGGACGTACTCGCTATGAAAGGTAGCGATGGCGCTCCCGGTGCGGGCGGCGGCGATATGTTGTCTACTAACAACTTGTCTGAATTGACAGACAAGCCGCTTGCGCTAGACACTATCAATGGCCTGTCTAAAGCTGGCGGTACGATGACAGGCGACTTGACGATTTCTAAAACAAACCCTGCAATCGTACTCAATAAAGGTGCATCGGGTGGAGCTGCATCATTCTTCTCAAAGAATGGTGGTGTAAATCGTTGGCAGTTGACATTCGGTGATGGCATCGCTGAAGCTGGCGGCAATTCAGGATCGAACATTTCATTGTTTGGCTTCGATGATGCTGGTGCGTTTATCGGCACAGCGCTCGCAATCAACCGCGCGACATGTTTAATATCTCTACAAGGTGATCCTATTGCAGCGCTCGGTGCTGTTACTAAACAATATGTAGATACTAGGATTGTAGCTGCTGCTACCGCTGCGGAGTATATGTCTAACTCGCAGCCTAACAAGATGCTCACGCCGGGAGCAGTGTGGACTGCTGCAACACCGCAGAACGTCGCTGTTGCTGGTTCATTCACGCTCGACTTCAACGCCGCTGCTAACTTCTGGCTGATCATCAATAGTGCGACTGGCACAATGAACAATCCAACGAACATGAAGCCGGGGCAGAAAGGCACAATTACTATTCAGCAAGACGGCACAGGTGGTCGCAACATCACGACATGGGGCAATGCTTGGAAGTTCCCCGGTGGTATCAAGCCGACGCTATCAACAAATGTGTCAGCCCTAGATGTAATATCGTATGATGTGCTGTTCAACGGTTGGATCAACGCAGTATTCAACGCGGACTTTAAGTGATGCTTGCAGGTAACACGCCATCGCTGTTCTCAAGGAAGGCTGGCATCTTGCCAAAGATGCTGAACGATCAGTATTGCAAGCTGCTGTTGCATTTCGATTATCTAACTGGCGGCGGTACGAACTTCATTGACAGCGCAATGGGGAATGCCGCTGCACACCAATTCACCGCACACGGTGCTGCTGCACAGAATGCAGGTGACAGCAAGTTCGGCGGTGCAGCGTGTGCATTCGGCGGTGTCAATGCTGATTACATTGACACGACTAACACAGCCGATCTCATACCGGGTGCAGCAGATTTCTGCATCGACTGGTGGATGAAGAAGACAAACAGCTTAGATACACAAGGCGGTGTCTTTGGTAACGCCAACAGTGCGCTGACTGATTACTCGTATTGGTGTGATGTCAGCGGGAGGTCGCTTCGCTTTGTTATGATGTTCACTGATGCAACCAACCAAAACGTTGCAACGCCAGCTATTGTCAACGACGCTGCTTGGCATCATTACGCAGTCGAGCGCGTTGGCAACACAATAACGATCTATCAAGATGGTGTCATAAAAGCACAGCAAGCAATCACGAAGACGATCAAAAGTGTCAGCTACAAGTTTGCTCTCGGTGTGTATGGTGAATGGATCAATGCGGGCGTCAATTGGGGCGGCTGGATTGAGGAATTTCGTGTAACTATAGGCAGTGGTAGGTTCTTTGGTGCATTCAGTGTGCCTACTGCTCCGTATGATGTAGCGCCGACGAATGGACTTGATGCTTACACTACATTACTCTTGCACTTCGACGGCGCAAATGGTGCACAGAGTGGACCGGGATATGCTGACTTCTCATATGTAGCACCTAAAGGCAACCTCACTAACGCAGGTGCATCACAACTTGTAACAGCGCTTGCAAAGTTTGGTCCTACATCATGGCAGAACGCGAACAATGGCTACGGCACGCTAGCTAATCATGCCGACTGGAACTTCGGTGCAAATGACTTCACGATTGATTGGTGGGAGTATCGTACTGCAGCAGGTGCAGTCATTGCACGTGATCTAGCTACAACCTATACACCGTTCCTTGTTCTCAATGCCGGTGTTGGCAACACATTCTATGCAACATCGAATGGCACTTCGTGGGATATTGCTAGCGGCGTTGCGATGAATAACAACCCCGGTAGTCAGTGGTTCCATCAAGCAGTTGTTCGCAGAGCTAATCGGTTCTTCTTATTCCTGAATGGTACGATCTACAACACGTTCTTGTCGTCACTACCAATTATCACCAATGCCAACGCGCTTTGCTTAGGTGCTTACGCGAATGCTAATAACATGGGTGGTTACACTGATGAAATGCGTATCAGTAAGGTTGCACGATGGACTAACAACTTCACTCCACCTAGCGCAGCATATGCGATCAACCCGCCATGAAACACATTGTATTGCTCAGCTTGATAATGCTTACACAGTTAGACGGCAGTCCTGTGTGGGTCGAGAGTACTGCTGTGCAGATTGTCAAGACACGTGGCAATGAGTGTGGGCCGGGAGTTGGTTCTGTTATCCTAGTAGGTGCACGTGCACTGTGTGTGAAAGAGAAAGAAGAGCAGGTGCGGAGCAAGATAAATGAAGGTAAGCGGTAAAGTTAGCTGGTTCGGTGGTCCGCTTGATGAAGGCGTTGCGCCTGACGAAGGGCTTGCGTTCATCTACGACATTAGCGATGCACCTTACTTGTTCCTTGACGAGCAACCTGATGGCACTACAGGTCTAGCACGTAGGCTCAATCCTAACATACCATATGTCGCGTGTCGTTGGGACTACGATGTGACACCGCGTGAGATGCTGCTAGCTAATGTAGCTACCGTGTATGCACCTAAGACAGGACGGGCATTCTTTGCTGCACCTGCCGATTGGGGGCCACACGAAGATACTGATAGAATAGCCGATGTCAGTAGTGGTCTGCTTCAAGCACTCGGCATCGAAACAGACGATGAAGTTGAAGTCATCTTTCCTGTCGTGTATGAAAGGAAGTTCAATGAAAAGATACTTGCTCGCTTTAAGCGCCATGACGTTAGCATTGACAGCAACAACGGAGGCAATGGCAGCGCGTAAGCACGTTCGCATCTACAAACCATCACCGCCACCTGTTGTGTCGCAGCCTATCTACTATCCGCTGGCTGCTGCTGTACCTGTTGTCATTGCGTTCGACATTGCACGTAGAACAACGTGCGATACTAGGATCGCTGTCAGCACTGGTCCCGGTGATCCCGGTTTCGATCCCAAAGGACCAAAGACCGGCAACTTCTTAGTGCCTGCAATCTACCGTAGCGAGTGCAACGGTGTGCGGCCTAAGTGGTATGGCTGGTGATTGGAGAAACATGCCAAAATCAAGGAAACGGAAGACAGCAAGACGCAAGCCCGCTAAGAAAAAGCGCAAACGTGCTGCGCCTAAAGCTGCTCCCGTTGTAGTGTAACAGAGGAAGTGCTATGCCCAAACAGTATGAAGCTATACGTGACAGGCTCATAGCGCAAGGCTTGCGTGAAGCTGCTGCAAAGAAGTCTGCGGCACGCATCTACAACAGCCAGCATCCTAACAAGCCTGTCACGAACAAGCACAAGGCTCCACCGAAGCGGAGTAAATAACATGCCAATCGGTCTGATCTTTTGGGTGTTAATGCTGCTGTGGATCATCGCTACTATTACACGTAGAGTAGGCGGCACGAACTTTCCGTGGGCCGATCCTGCAGGTGATGTGCTAGCGTTGATCTTGTTCTTTCTACTAGGTTGGAAAGTGTTTGGCTTCATAGTACACGCATGAAAGTACGAGAACTAAACACGCCCGCACAGGGTCTTGATGTTGAATGGCTAGCACAGCTACACCATGAAGAGTTTGGTGGTAGCCGCGAGTTCGATACTAAGGCTGTTGAGCGGGCGTGTATACACTGTATAACTGATACCAAGCGTAGGCATCTTAACTGCTGGATTGTGTACGATGAAGCATTTGACAAGCCGGTTGGTTACTTGGCTGCAACGATGCACTCATCGTTCTATAGTTTCCGTAGTTACGCCGTGCAAGAGATGTGGTACGTGCTTCCCCATTTCAGAGGGACGAGTGCTGCAATCAGGCTTGTGCGTGAGTTTGAGCAATGGGCGCATGAACGTGGAGCGGAACGAGTGTACATGCAAGTCGAGCATGATGACGACAAGCAATTGGTTGAACGGATTTTCTCACTTATCGGTAAATTAGGTTATCACAAGAAGGGCTACATTGCCGTCAAAGTACTCAACAATGTAGAGGACATGAAAGATGCTCGCACCACACATAGCAGCGTGGGCGCTGAACAAGCGCAAGTCTAAAGACGACAGCGAGCGGCATGTAGCTGCGACGGCAGTGACTACGCCGCTCTCTGACAAACCTAAGAAGCGCGCAAAGAAGGAGCGCGTGTTGGAGACAAAGGGCGGCGGCACATATATTCCTCCGCAACCCACACCGCAGGAACAAGCTGCTGCGCGTGATTGGGAAGCACAAAAAGAGTTCGAGCGCGAAGAGCGTCGTGCTGCTGCTGAGCGTGAGAGACTTGCTGCAGAGAAAGCTGCAAGTGATCTTGCGTGGACAGGCAGCAAGAATGCTGCGTACAATGCAGCGTTGCAAGGTGGTACACAGCGCTTGCGTTCGCTAGGCATTGAAAGCGGTGATCCCTACGGTGTATATGATCAATTCACTGGCAGGATCAATCAAGCCAATGCTGGTCTGCAAGTTGGCTCTGACTACTCGACAGCGTTTGCACCTACTATTCTCGATGAGATACTAGGTGGTGCACGTACTGGTCAGCGCAACAAGTATCGCACTGCGTTTAATGCTGCAGTGTCTCCATACTATGCGGAGGATCGCTTCGGCAGCACTAGCGATGATGCTATCTTGGCTTCGATCCTTGAAGACCAATATGGCACTGCCTCAAGTGACTTGACTGCAGCACGTGATCGTGGGCAGATCAGTGACATTGCCTACAACCGTGCAGCCAAAGACCTACTCACTGCACGCTCGACCGCAAACACCGAACTGCAGAACATCGGCGGTGGCGTGTTGTCAGGTTATCAAGATGCAATCAATCAGCGTCGGCAGAGTGCACTTGATCGTGCTGCTGAATGGGATTTCGGCTCTATCTACGATCCTAATCAGGAAGCCGGTCGCATTCGCTCGTATGCTGACACGCGCGGTGCAGGACTTGAAGGTGACATTCGCGGTGCAATCGGTGGCCGCGAGTTCTTCGACATCAACTCCATCATCGGTAAAGCTGCTGCAAAGGTTGGCAATCAGACTACAGGTACTACGCCGGGTACTGGTGCGCTGCTTGACACCTTCACTAATCAACAGCAGCAGAACAACGCTACCCGCGCTAATGAGGGCATCTTCTAGGAGTAGCGCTTATGCTTGAAATGATAGGCGGCATACTCGGTGCAGGTGCAAGCCTAGCGAGTGGTATCATTGGTGCGGAAGCTGCTGATGAAGCAAGCGAACGCAACTTTGCTATCAACCTGTACAACTTGCAACTACGCGAACGCGAGCGTCAGGAGAGTATGGCGCTCGCGGCGCAATTGCGTAGAGAAGGCAAGTTAGGTACTACTGACATACGCGGCATACGCACACACTTCGTTCCCGGTAAAGGTTGGGTAGTTGACGCACCTGCTAACGTCAAAGCCATGATGGCTGCACAAGACGCTGAGCAGATGAAGCAACTCTTACAAGACCTGCCCATGCGCCGCAAGGTGATGGAGCGTAACTACGCGCGTGGGATTGAGGATGAAGGTGTTGCGGACACGTTTAGGCGGAAGCTTGCTAACGTCTATACGCCAAGCGACGAAGCGTATGCTGCGGATTTGTACAATGCACAAGCAATGGGCTTGCGTGAAGCTAGCAGAGATGCTGGTAAGCGTGTCTTTACGCAGGCTATGCGTACTGGCAATAACAGCAACTTCGCGGACATAGCGAGTGCAATGGCGACTAGTGCTAATGATGCGTATGCTAAAGCTGCACTAACGTCAAAGCTCATGTCTCGCGGTGCTGGTCAACGCGAAGCAGACGACAGGCGTAAGTCGCTTGCTAATCTGTATAACCTGTTTGCTACTCGCGCTGGTCAACTGCCTGAAGTCAACTACAGGCCGCAAAACTTGGGCGAAGGTGACTTGAAGTTGGCGATGAGTGGCAACGCACAGAGTGGTCGTGATGCACTACAAGCTACCATGATGCGTGGCGGTAGTCTCGACTACGTACAGCCTAACTATGGTTGGGCTAACGCTGTTGGTGGCGCAGGTAGTGCGCTTGCTAGTGCGTTCCGCATGGGCGGTGCTAAGTCACGCTACGACAACGCAGGTGGTGGTGTGACTGGCTTCGGTTCTCCCGGTGGTTATGGTGATGATGAGTTGTATCAGGGTGGTGAAGGCGATTACTTCTCATAGGTGTAACAATGGCTGTCATTCCTAGCGGTACAAGTGAACCGTGGTTTTGGGCTGCACGTGAGGCTGCAGCTAATGATGCACTTGCGCGATTGTTCATATCGCTAGCTGCACAACGTGAACGCAGCCGCGAACACATGCAAAATCAGCGTGAGTTGCTTGAGCTACGTGACCGCTATACACGTGGTATATATGAAGACTACGGTGCACCCGGTACACGTGGCGGCGGGAGGAATACAGATGCACCATACTATCCCGAAAACAATCCTCTTGGTCCCGGTGCTGCTGGCAGTGGTAGGACCGCTCCTGCTGCACCTAGTAGTGCGCCTCCTAAACTGATCCCCGGTGCACAACCACTAGGGCCGGGAGTAGGCACATTCACTCCTACGCCGCAACAAACAAGTGAGCTTGAGGTTGATGAGAGTGACGGCACTACTACGACACTTAGTGCACAGTCGCGTCAGCCGCAAGCTGGCGCTGCTCCTGTACCTGCACAACCTTATGCGCCTAAGTCTGTACGTACTACAACTGAACCTACACAACTACCGCGTCAACCGCGCGTGAGTGGTGGTGGACAGAGACAGAGCGCTGCGTTTGTGCCTATACGTCCTGAAGTGTTGCAAGCGTGGAACGCTGCAGAGAAGAAATATGGTCTACCGCAGGGTATGCTGCTTACACTACTCGGCATGGAGAACAGCGGCGGCAGAAATCTCAATCGCAATCCGCAGTCGAGTGGTGGTGCTGAAGGCATCTTTCAGTTCACACGCGACTTGCGTAAGGAGTACAATATACCTGACAGCGATCTGCGCGATCCTATCAAGATGGGCGATTGGGCTGCACGTAATATGCGCCGCAATGCCGATGCATTCACTAAGTTGACAGGTCAGAAGCTCGGCAACACGCAAGACGATGTACTTGACTACGCGCTGTTGCATCAATTCGGCATTGGCGACGGGCCAAGGATTGTTGCTGCTACTCGGCTCAATCCTGACATGCGTATGTCAGACGCAATGCTCAAACTCAATGGTCGTGATAACTATCGCGTGCTTGTCAACAATGGCATCCCCGGCAATGCGTCGGTGAAAGCTGTAGTTGATAGTCACGGTAAGCGCATTGCACCGTGGCAGAGTGCTGCAATCAAGCTACAAGACAATCCAGAAGCTACATCATCAACCGCTACTACAGCGCCTCCGTCCGCAGGAGGGGACGATGGCGGTGACGCCTCTACCTTTCTCGACAGCAGGAGCAGGGGAGCTAGAATTGCAGGACTTGATCCAGTCTTTACAGACAGGTTAGCTGCTGCTGCTAAGGAAGCAGAGGAAGCAACCGGACATCGTATACAAATCAACTCCGGTCATCGCACTACTGCAGAGCAAGCTGACATCTTCCGTCGCAGTGGTGGTGGTAGGCGCTTCTTAGCAGCACCGCCGGGGAGAAGTAGACATGAAAGTGGCGCTGCAGCGGACATTGCACACGGTCCAGCGTTGGATTGGTTGCATCAAAACAGAGGATATATTGCTCGCAAGTATGGCATTGACTTCTTGCGTGGGCGTGCTTTTGGCCGTGATCCTGTGCATGTACAAATGATCCCCGGTCGTGTTGATCCTAATGTTAGGTTCTTCAAACCGACGCAAGTTGCACAAGAGGCTCCTAAGCCGCCTGAGTTGCCTAGCATGCGTGGCACGGACAACCTCACTCAATACTCACAACCTAGTGCACCTATTGCTACTGCTGATGTGTTTGGTGGTACTCGCACTAATCCTCAAGTTATGGCCGATATACCACTACCACGTAGTCAGCCTGATGTAGCAACACCGGACATACCCGATGCAGCCGCAGCACAAGCGAAGCCGCAGCCGACGCAAGAGTTGGAGAGGCCGCAGGTTAATCCAACGGTACAAGCACAGCCACAGTCTTATGTTACTGACGACGAAGCTCGCGCTGCTATGCAACGACCGGGACAGCCGGGAGCAGGTGTGCAAGCTGTCGGCAGTGCTATGCAGTCAATACGCGAGCTAGCTAGGAAGTATGCTAGAGGCGGTACAGGTGAAGACACACGCAACGTGACTGCTGATGAAGCACAACGTGTACCGTCTACAGCGCTGCAAGCTGGCGAGCCTGACAATCCTTTCATGCCAGTTGATAGGCCGATGGTGAGTGTGGGTACGTTGCTTGACAAGTTCTCAGCACAGCCGCAACGCGACATACCCGCGCCGCGTGGTGCGGAGTTGTATGGTCAGCCGTCAGTGCCGCGACCTGATGAGCGCTATGCACCACCTGTAGCGCAGTACTCGCCGGGGCAACTTGACCCTGATACAATTAGGCAGATGGAAGAGATGATCTTGAACAGGCGTAGTGAAGCTACACCGCCTGACACACGTGGCAGTGTGATCGACAACGTGCGTGACTTTCTCAATAAGATGTATGTAGGCGGCGGCATCGAGAATGAGATGGGCTACTTTGGTCAAGAGAACATACCAACAGCAGCACCCAAAGTTGTAGCACCTAAACCTATACCTGTCGCGCCACCGCGTAGCGTGAAGACGCTTGCCATTGGTCCTAATGGCGAAGTGCTTGAACCTGAAGTTGAACAGCAGCCGCTTGGACCTGCATTCGTGCCGAAGAAACAGCAAGGCGCACCGCCTCCTGTGACTGGTCCTATACCTATGGCTCCTGCACCGGGAGCAGGTGGTGCTGCACCTAAACCACAGGGTATACAGCGTATACCCGATCCTAATAACCCCGGCAAGTTCATCTATCGTACACCGGATGAAACACAGTTCATGGAAGGTGACGATGGTCAGTTTCCGTTAGCTGAACTTGATCCACTTGCAGAGGAAGTGACCTTTGGCTGATTACACGCGCGAAGAGTTCATTGAGAAGTTTGGCTACGATCCTGACACTGCTGTTGCTGATGAACAGCCGCAGGAAGGTGAAGGATTGCTGAAGCGTTATGGTCGTGCTGCTGCAGTAGGTGCTGCTACTATACCTACTGATCTACTCGCATTGCCAGATATAGTGTATCAAGGCGGCAAGGCGTTAGTGAGTGGTGATAAACCATTCATGGAGCAATTCGGTGAGAACATACAAGTAGAGGGAGCAGCCGACAATGTGCGTAAGCATCTTACAGATATTGTCACCGCGTGGCAGCAACAGAACCCGCAACTCTCGCAGCAAGACATCGAGCGTGGACTTGAAGACTACCAAAAGACGAAAGAGTTTGAAGACTTCAAGAACGAGCAGCTTAAAGGTGGTGCGTGGTTAGCTACTACAGCTAAGAACACTGTGAGGAAGTTTCTAGGTGACACGCGCACTGAAGAGCAGCGACCGTGGACAGAGAGTGTTGCAGAGATTGCAGGTGGTGCCATTGTGCCGGGTACTGCTGCTACTAAAGCAGCTAGTGCACTAACTCGCGGCGTGGTTGAGAGTGCATTAGCGAGTAGCAAGTTAGCACGTGGTGCTGCACGTACTGTTGAAGTGCTTACGCCACTTACTACACCTTATACTCCCGGCAACATAGCGCTCAATACAGCAGTAGGTACGGGTATTGATCAAGCGCTGCGTGTTGCACAGGGTAAAGAGAGTGCATTCACCCCGAAAGATGAAGACACTGCAGGTGTGGGTACACTAGCGACGATAGCTGGCGGCGGCGCGGCGGCTGCTGCTTTCATTGGCGCTGTTAGAGGTAAGAGCAACGTAGCACTGCAAGCCAGTCAAACACGCAAAGCGCTTGAAGCTCATCCACCTGTTGATATTCGTGTACCTGCTGAACCTAAAACAGGTCAGGCTGGCATTGAGAGTACTGTCGAACAGCAACTCAATCCACCTTCATACATCGAACAACAGCCGTGGTACAAACGGCCAATGCAACGTCTTGCTAATCAGTTCGTAGATCAAGGCGCGGGGCTTGACGCTGTTATTAGACAAGAGCGTGGCTATGCTGAAGCGCAGAGGTTTGAAGGCATACGTACTACTAACACTGGCGCTGTACTGAATGACACCGTGTATGCTAACACTAATACGTCACTGCGTGATCTAGTACATGCGGTCGATCAACTAGCGCCGGAAGAGCGTAGAGCGGTGCAAGCTGGCATGCAAATGTCATCGTATGCTGCACACTTGGGCGTGGTCGAACAGACTACACTCGATCGGTTGTCTGCACTACAGCAACGGTTGAATAAGGCATCTAACAATCTGCAGCGTAGCAGGATACAGAAAGAGTTTGACCAACTTACTAATGACTACTCGCGGTTCAAGCTTGACGATCCTAGTGCTAGGCCGATGTTGCCTGAGTTGCCTATGGCACAGGTCAAAGCAATAGCGAAGGCGTTTGAGAATGATACGACACCGGGAGTAGTGAAAGTACGCGAAGCATTGAAAGCTTGGGGCGATGAAATGCTCAAGCTGCAAGTGCAAGAAGGTAAGATGTCTGCTGCGTATGCTGCTAGCTTGCGCTCACGCAATCCTTACTATGTGCCTGTTATCAACGATCCTCTTAAAGGTGCGACTGGCTTCAACCGCTTGTACAAGAGCATCACCGAGAGCATCACTAGGCGCATGTCGAAACAGAGTGAGGGCACTGGTGGGGCTGTGCTACGCGAGACACCTATACAAGAGTTGAGCAAAGAGATACCTGCACCGCGCACTAATGCACTCGCACCTGAGAGCCGCGTTACTACGCCGCTGCATCCACTTAGCTCTATACGCTTCTACACTGAGCGAGCGTATCGAGATGTCGCGCATACGCATATGCGTAATGAGTACTTGCGTACATTGGCTAAACTGCCTGACGGTAAAGACACCGCATTCGTGCGTGATGGTCATATGCGCGTTGTACGCTTTACAGCGCCGGGGAGTGGTGGCAGGTTTAGTAACAAGACATGGCACGCTGCCGATGAGTTGGGTTCACCGCTTGTACGCGAAGCTGCTGAAAGTCCGCGTGTTGTACCTGAGTGGCAGAATGGGCGTGTGAGGCTGTGGGAGTTTGGTGATCTTGAACACGCAGCGATGCTACGTGCTGAGCCTGTTGTGTTGAATGGTTTGATGAAGGCGTTGAATACTACGTCACGCTTCTTCAAATTCTTCACCACAGGCAAAGGCAATCCTGTGTTTGCTGTCAAAGGTGCACTATATGATCTGACTATTGGACTACTCACACACAGCGCTAATCGTGCGTTTGGTCCGCTGTCTACTGGTCTGCGACATATACTGCCAGAGAGCCTTGCTCGACACACGATAGGCCGCATTCCTGATCCTACTGCCATTGCTGCACCTGTGTATCACGCGATGCGGAGTGTGATTGATACGACTGTTAACTACGTCGCACATGCTACTGCTCAAACACTCGCGCGTGAGAACGCTGCGTTTGGTGCAATGAGGCAGGTGCTAGGTCCGAAGCTGTGGAATGACGTAGTAGCTGCAAGCACGAAGGTTGCGTTGTGGACAGACAACTTCAAGACGATGCAGCTAATGCGAGCGGGAGTTGCACATGGTGTTACCGCTGTTGATGATATATCCAAGGTGCGCGGTGCTTGGGCTATCTCTGTTGATAGCATACCTAAACCGTTGCGAGCGGCGTGGCAATTCTACGGAGACTTAGTTAACTCGATCTATCTCGCACCGAAACGTATGTTCTACACAGAGAACTACGGCTTGTTGTATCGTAAGTACAACGGCAACATACCGAAGCAAGCGCTTGATCAACTCATACATGAGACACGCACTATTGGCGGTGACATGAGTAAGATACCTGCCAGCAAGCTTATGCGTGATGCTGAGATGATCTTCCCTTACCTGACACAGACTAAGTTGGGCACTTATCATCTATACCGCAACATGTTTCATCCGCAGTTGGCGCAATACGTGCTACCGCGCATGGCGATTGCCATGTACGGTGTCGGTGCCAGCTACTACATGATGACGTATTGGGACGAAGGCTCGCGTGAAGAGTTCTGGAAACGCATGGCTGACTATGAACGCTGGCGTGTATTATTTCTACCCACGCCACAACTTGCTACCATGTGGGCGCGTGGTGAACGGCCAGCGTATGATCGCTCGCTCGTACACAAGTTGACACTGCCGCCAGATATAGCACCTATTGTTGCTGGTACTGCAGCGTTCATGCAATCACTTGGCATGCTACCGGCTGATGCATTGCCTAAGCCGATTAGCAAGTCGTTGCCTAATGTGTTGCTTGACAGCTTAACACCTGCAATGCCGCCAGCGCTGCAAGCGTTGCTTGGCGCGTTCGGTTATAAGCTCGATCCGCAGTCTGCAGATACACGCGGCGGCAACTGGATACGCAACTACAATCAGACATTCCGCAGTGGACCACAGGCTGAAGCTGCTACCAACTTGGGTGAGGTCAGTAACTCTACATCGCTCATGCTCAATGCATTGTTTGGCAGCATGGGCGCTAATGTCGCTGGCGCTACTGATGTACTCATACACGCGAGCAAGTTTCATCCGTCGCTTGGTGCTGGCAATGTCGTCACTATGAGGCAAGCGCAGGATTTCTCTGAAGGTCTACGCGCAGCTACCACTGAGTTGTTCAAACGCTCTACCGCTAACGTGCCTGATGTTGTACCTGTGTGGGGTGGCAAGCCGAAGTACATGACTATGACCAGCGCATATACATATGTGCGCGAGAACAATGAGCATATACGCAGTATAGCTGGCATGCGTGATAATGCTGTAGGCAAGGCGGCTGCGTTGCGTAGGCAGCAAGCTGCACAAGTGGGTGGTGTGCCACAGCAAGCGCTCGTCGATGCTTCGCTTATTCAACTAGCGCAAGATGTCTACAGGTGGCAAGGTGCAAAGGGTGATCTAGGTCTGCTGCGTAAAGAGTACAAAGACCTAGCTACCATGTCAGGGTCACTGCGTATGCAGTATCAGATGCCGCAAGAAGAAAAGCAACGCAGGATGAATGAGATTATCAAGCGGCAACAGGACAACATGGAGCAACAGCATCTTGCTATCAAGTACTTTGAGCAAGAAGCAACCGCCCGCTACGGCCCTTATCTGAAGCAGCAGCTAGGCGGTCGCCCATTGTCGTTGTCTGTCATGGATCAGTTGATGCGTGACAGCTTAGGTAATCCTGCATACTCGCAGTCACCCTAATACGTCATGCCATACTAGCTCGCTGCCATATTCAGGATGGCCGTGTATAGCAAGCATGTCATCCATTGATGCCCATATGGCTGTTGATCGTCGCGCTGTCATCCAACGAATTGCAACGCTACCATCATCAAACACGCAACCTTGAAACTGCGGTTGATCGGCAGGATTTTTCTGCTCGTCAGTGTGTGGTGCATTTGTCATGTCACGCCGATACATCGTAAAGCATCTCATTTGTGCAACTCCGTTTGCTTGATCTTCTTGATAGTTGACCAACGATGTACGCCGCCTTCGTCAGGCACACTGATACCGCATTCAGCAGGTATGATTAGCTGCTTACCACCTATCAACAGCGGCGCTTCTGCGTGTTTCACCATGATGCGTAGCGCTTGCTTCGCTACATCTTTGCGAGCTATGCCTACTAGACCATCGTGCGTGTTGAGCGCGATGCGGGCGCGGCCTTTGGGCCACTTGTCATCGTCGTGGCACTTATAAATGACGCGGCATATGTGATCCCCTATAGTGGACTGTGGATAGAAGGCGACGATTGCTTCGGTACTTTCCTCCGTCACCGGAATTAATTGAACGTACCGCCTTCCGTAGGCGTTGTAGATGGCACGATCTTCTCGTACTCGGTTCAAGTCTGCCGTCCACCCGACTTTAAGCTCTGGCGTCAGCTTGTGGTACTTGACAAACGCTTCGCTTGCTGTAGATAGAGACAAGCCTGTTGTAAGTGCTAGACGATCAGGCATCATTCGGTAGTTAAGACCATGACGACATCTCTTTGCAATGTAGCGGATAGTCGGTTGCCCCGCCTTGTCAGGGACAAACTGAATGCCATCACGCTTCGCGGCGGCTTCGTCCAAGGGATAACGGTCGAAGGTGGGAACATCTGCATACGGTACGTTGAACATGTCACTGGCGAGAGCGCGGTGGCAGTCGTAGCTCCCATCACGGCGAGCGCGTTCAAACTGTTCAATCCATGTGCCGATGTTGTAGCGCCAGCCAACGACACGCGCCTCCGCTTGCGAGCCATCTATGTAAATAAAGCAGCATTCAGGGTCAGCTATGAACATCTCCTTCGCGCGGTCAGGGATGTTTTGCAGGTTGCCACCCGAACCCCAAAGCGTTTGAGCGCTTGACAGACGACCGGGCGCTGACTTGACGCCGGTTTGTCTGTAGTCACAACGCATACGGTCGTCGCTGTCAGGTTGTGCTGAAGCGTATACACTGTAGAACTTGTCATCTTCAATGTATGCGTCAACTGCATTAAGCACAGCGCGAGCGGCGGCTGATGTGCGTGGATGCTTACGCATTAGCTCCCGATTAGTAGCGTCGGTAGATGTACCGCGACCTACTAACTTTAGCTTACTGAAGTATAGCTCTGCCATCTGCTTAGGTGAGTTTGGATTTGGCGTGTAGGTTTGATCACCTACAGCATCGCGTGCTGCTGTGTAGAAGGCATTGAGCTTACGTTGTAGATCGTCGTATAGATTGCCGGGAGTGTTAACGTCGAGCATGCGATGGCGCAGCGGCATGTCATTCAACACACCACCGACAGTCATCCACACTAGATGCGCTTGCAAACGCATTACATGCTCGAAGTAGAACTTGTCCAACTTCTGCTCGCGTAGCTCAGCAACGATCTTGCTATTGCTGGCAAGTGTAAGGGCGCAGTCCTTGCAGTTGTACGTCCAGTAATTGTCGATACCTCCAGTATGTCGCCATTCGTCCTTCTCATTCTTGTAGAACGGATGGGTAGTATACTGCTTGACGATGAAACCAAGATCGTGCGGCATGGTAGGGTATAGAACATGATGACCGAGCATTGTGTCAGAGTACGCTGGACGACAACGTATCTTATCCTTAAACCACAGCCACGCCATGTCGAAGCCGCCATTCTGCCACACCACGCGGACAGATGGTGTTGAATAAAGACGTTGGAGCGATCGACGTATTTGGATTTCTTCTGCTTTAGTGTAGACGTTTTCTTGTTCATTGCGGAACGCGATGCACATTGCTTCCTTCGCGGAGTGAGCGAGGCCAACGCACGCTGTTTCATTGCTGACCACTTCGATGTCACTGCCAATGGGGTCACGTGATGCTTGACAATGAGCAATGTATGATATAGCTTCGGTCGCGGTTGGATTGATGATCGCGTTGACGACATGTGGTTTGAACTTTCCTAATATGACTGGCCGCAGCTTGTCGGCTATGTCCATGTCGAAGATGATGTGTGCCATTGGGTCACGTGCACAGAACGCAGGGTTAAATGTCGTTATACATTGTATACTACGATCCCCTACGTGGGCGTCCAATACGCTACCACGCCAGTTCGTTATCCCCTTGCGCCCGCAGATGGCTTCAACTGCATAGTTACCTAACAGAAGAACATGCTTCAAGTTCGGAAGCTGACGTAGTTCCCACAGTAGAAGCTCCTGCCATGACGTTAGCTCATGCTTCCCAATTGGCCGACGAGTTGCGCTGTCGTGTACGTCAAATGCTACTTGACGCTTGGCAACGTTAGTGATGTAGCATTCGTGACGCTTGACTTCAGGACAATAGGTTCGGATAGACTTCCACAGTATGTTACCCGCACCGCCTATGAGCGGTACGCCTTGTGCTACTTCATTACGACCGGGAGCTTCAGCTACAACAGCGAGCGTTGCGCCGAGTGTACCGGACATAGCACATTCAACTTGCAAGCCAGCAGCTTGTGCCTGCAATGAGAATGCCTCTTTGAGTTCTGCTATTGTTGTGATCATTTCTTTCGCTTCCATCCGAGTGAGCGCAGTGATGTTGAATACGAACGTTGATCTGTGAGGATGGTGACTTGCTTTGCGGCGCGTGTTACTCCTGTGTAGAAGTTAGGACGGCTAAGGTTGAAGAACGCACATGATGCCATAGTATAGCATACTGTGTCGTACTGGCTACCTTGACACTTGTGCGTTGTGAGTGCGTATGCTAGCTCTATCACCTTTCGGGGATCGTAGTGAAAGTGATAACGCTTTCGCATATTGTATTCCTCAACACGCGGGGGTAGTTCAACAACTCTATCCCCGAAGTCGATTTCAAGTACGCCATACTCATCAATGTTGGTGATCCTACCAACCTCCCCATTGAGCATCTGCTTAGTCTCTGGACATGGTATGAATGTGCTAATGATACCGACGCCGTTAGCGTCGTACTCTCCGAAGCGTTCGTTGTAGTCGCGTAGATCGTAGCTATTAGTATTGCACACAACCTTGTCGCCAACGCTGACAAATACACGGTTCTTTGTCTCCCACTTATTGCGCGGCAGTTCGATCTTGCATGGCATGTGTGGATTGAAGCGAGCTTGCAAGATGCTATTCAATCGTATGGTGCCTATGTCTGACTTACGTGCCGGCGATACGATTTGATTGTTGAGACTACACCAGTCAACGGACTTGTCGCTGTCGAGATAGTCATACAATGAGCGTAGCACAGCATCGTGCATAGTCACACGTACATCTTGATTAGCTGTGAAGAACAAGCCACGTGCTATACGGCGAGCTACTTCGATAATGCCATTGCCTTCAGCTTGACGATAGATGTTCGCAAGCGTGAAGGTGTTAGGCATCTCTAAGCATTTCTTGAATGGCGATGTTGGGTCAGCTAGATCAGTATTCTCGATAGGTGGCAGTTGTTGTATGTCACCAAATACACGCAAGCAACTGCCGGGACGCATGGCACTCACTAAGTCGCGGTGTAGACCTGTGCCTACCATCGCATACTCATCAGCGATGATGACATTGTGTGGCATTGGATTGTGTCGTGTATATCCCGGTTGACTGACAGATGTAGCTTCACCTGTCTCTTCGTCAAAGTCAGGGCGATTGAATGCAAGCAGCTTGTGTATAGTTGAAGCAGGATGGCCGGTTGCTTCGCGTATACGGCGAGCAGCTTTGCCTGTAGGTGCAGCTATAGCGTAGTCAATGCCACGCTCCTTGAGCGCGTCTGCAACCTGTTTGATAATGGTGGTTTTACCTGTGCCAGCTTCGCCAGTGACGGCGACTAGGCGTTTGCTAACGTCTGTGCACGTATCGACAGCACGTTGCTGTTCTGCGTCTAAGTTCATGATGAAGTTCTCCGCGCATAGGTTTCGCGCTGTTGTAGTGTTAAGAGTGCCACACGCTGTTACACGTGTGGCACCCCTTCGCAAGCTACTTGTCGCCTGTTTGCAATACCTCTTAGAATGCAGATGAATACATCAGCATTAGGTTGAGGGATTAACGACTAGCCGACCTGCGTAGCTCCGTCGCTCTCCTGACCGCGCTTGCTTGAGATGATTTCGTGCTTGACACGTGTCAGCCCCAAGTTCGCATAGTCGGGTGTATCCATGAACTCAATCACCTTCCGTGCGTCGGAGATGATGCGCTCGACTTGCAGCTTCGCGCCGGGAATGGTGTTCCCGCTAGCATCAACGACCTTCACGAAGAAATGAAACGTCCGCTTCTGCGGTGCACGCTGTTGTGGACGCTTCGCCTTGGTAGTACCTGATGGCGCTTGTGCCATGACTATAGTCCTCATTGAGAGAGAAAATGCTAGGCGGCGGGATTACCGCCTAGCTGTTGCGCTGTATTGAGTACCACACTCGTTATACATTGTATAGTGCTAGAGTGGCAGCACCCTACCGATTTCCGCCCGCTTGTTCTTCTCCAAGTCCATGCCCATGCGGACGGCAGCACGTGCCTCACGACCTACGAAGTCGTTAGGGTCGATGTTGCTGGACATCGGAACGCCGAAAGCCTTGCATGTATTCTTCATGCGCCAACGGTCGGCGGGAATGTCACGTGCAACAACGTTGAGAGTGAACGTAAGCTCGTCAACACCTTCACCGGGATCGAAGTCAGCAGGGAACTCCGAGCGCGGTATCTGCAACGTAAGTGTCAACATCGGGTTGCCAGATGATGCAGCCTCTTTATCGACTGCAGCAGTGCACACACACTTGTATTCTCCCGGCGGGAGTTGTGGGGGTGCTTCTGCATCGGCAATGTTTTGACTAAATGCGAGTAGACCCATAGTCTACCTCCTTGTGTTTGAGCGACTTGTCAGATAAGCACACAGCCAGAGAACTAGCAAGCCGCTAGAACTAGTACTCGTAGCAAGCGATTAAGCTATTAGTAGTGTGCCTATTTCGGAAGCGGAAGCTTGTTATAGCCGCCGTCTACATATGTTGTCCACCACTCGTCAATGCGCGGACCTTTGTTCGTGTTGCTGTTGTACGACCACTCGAAGTTGGTCTTGCTTGTCATGTCGAACATGCGCGATTTCATCGGCGCACGGAAGCGTTCTGGACGAATGGCGATGTAGCGTTTGCCGCCATGATCGCGCATGTTCCAGACTTCGGATATGTCTTTGCTTGTGACGTTGGGTAGTTGTCCACCGAGCATCATGCTAACGCCAATGATTGCACCATCGTCGTTACGATCTGCATCGCGTTCGTGTGTGATGAAGATAAGATGCTTGTTGAGCTTCTTCGTGATACGTAACATGTTGCTCACGAAACTGCCGACACATACGTTGCGCGCACCATAACCGTTCAATCCCGGCATGAGTAGAGTTGACTTAGCACTGACGTTGACGGCGTAGCGTAAGGCGTGTTCGCTGAACTTGGTCAAGCTATCAACAATTAC